GTACGAGAGATGATTTCGCGTGATGTTGGACGGTAATTGACGAGGGCTTCTCGGAAAGGCTCAAAGGTTGATTCTCCGATATGAAGTGAAATAAGGGCGTTTTTGACACCCATCATATCGAGATTCCATGACCTGTGGTTGTGGGTAAAGACCGAGCTCATTTTCTCTTTCGTTTTTTTTGTCACGAAGACCTCTATCTTTGGACCTAACGCTTTCATTATCATTTCCTGATGATGATTGTGGCGAATGCCACGAGCGCTTGTGATCCTAGGGCCAAGAAGGGCCTTTTGATAGAGATGCTCGATTCTCGCTGCACGATGCACACGAGGGTTGAAGGAGTGGATGAGCCCGAGTCCTCCGTAAGAGGTCGGGATTGAGAGTTTGAGCCTTTCGTCGAGGTTGAAAATTGCTGCCATTTCGTCATTAACTATCTCGCATTTTGTGAATTCGAGGTAATCTACGGCGGGATTAATGAAGTAGCGATTGTCCCCGGTAAGGGCGGTAAGGAGGGAGGGGCGAAGAACATTGACTTTTCCATTGGCACGATGCCAAAGTTCACTGTTGACCGTGAAGTAATGGGCGTTGAGTAAGGTCTTACCTCTTGAGACAACTCCACCAATTCTCTTTACACTCTGCACCCATTCTTCGAACCCTTCCATATCGCTGGTGAAGACGACGTCGTCACCGTTAATACCGACTCCTGAGAGAGCTTTTAGCTCTTTCCAGTCTTTAAGGATGGTATTTGTAAGCGATTGGGGAAGGGAGAGAAGATAGGCGGTAAGGGAGAGTATGCAGAGGATGGGGAATGAGAGGACGGAACCCATTAACTGTCCACGGGTCTGTAGCGAACCGAAGGGGGAGTCAAATCGGGCGGCGGTTGTGATGGCGCGCATTCTTTCGAGATCTAATCCAAACTCGAGAGCAATGATTTCTAGGGCGACGTCGGTAAGACGCCCATCGAAGTTGTCTGTGGCAGCTTCAAGATCCCCGGAGACGAGAAATTCTCCAGAAAACTTATCTTTATTCTTATTGTACCATAGACTTACATCGCCTCCGAATACGGAGCAATTTAATTTGCGGAATGCGCCTCCAAGAGCCTTGTTCACCCAATTGAACTCATCGACGTTTTCGTACGAGTCGATGGAAATGGTTCTAAGCTTCCCTCCAGTGTAGATTGTGCTCGCCTTGACAAATCTTCTTTCTGCTTTTCCGCCTTGTTCGCACTGAGTTCTTTTCCCGCCGAGGCCTAGTGGGCGCTCGAGGCAGGAAGAAGGGGGGGAGAATTCAGTTTTCCGAAGTGTTTCGAAATTCGGATTGCGTTTGGCGTTTTTGCAAAGAAGGGCTGTTAGACGGCGCACGATTGACGCTGCTTCTTCATCCATTGGTTCCTCGATCGGGTTGTTGACGACTCTGTCCATGAACTTGCTCTTAGCTTCGTCGAAGCTTTTCCATGGTATGGCACACCAGACTTTCCTACAAAGAACTTCAACATATGTTGATGCCCATTAG